TTAGTTGGTTCATATTTCTTTTCCATTCTATCTAATTCTGCACAGGTATTATCGATCCATTTAGTCATTTGTTTATATTCAGATCGTTCAAATGCGACTTCGCCCTTCTCATCTGAAATAATGACAGGATAGTATCCTCCACCCTCATTGCGGAATTCAACAATCCAACTACCCTTATCAGTACCCATGCAAATCGTTAAATTGATTCCTAGATATTTAGCAAATTCAATCTTTGGGAGTGTTCCGATAATGTTCATTAGAATAGTTCCAGGTTATGGGTTTGGTAGCTCATATCAACTTTGGCTTGACCAGTTTCTTTATCTGGAAGCGCTGAAAGAGTAATATCAACACCTTCCCCAGTTTCATCTACATAATCTTCCACTAGTTTCTTTATTTGATCAAAGATATCCATAATTCCATTTAGACTATATCCAACATTATAGAATCCAATTCCTTTCTTGACAATTTTTTAGATTTTAAATATTGAGTTCCAGGATAAGGTTCATAATACTCTACTTCATTTCCAATGTAAGCTTTAACTAAAGCATGCCCTTTACCATTAATGTCTTTTTTATAACCAATAATCCCAACTGCTACACCTTTCAACCCTACACTCTTAGGGAAGTTCATTGTAATATAGTTACGAATCTCAACAGCCATTTTCGTAGCATAATCATCACAATCCTTTGAATCTTTTTTATATGCTGAGACCGTCCATCCCTGACTCTTCATCATTTCATGAATGCTATAGAGTGCCATATCAAATTCACTCCGGGATGGTTTATAATAATCTCCATCTGTTCGAATTCTCTTATGATTAGGAGCCATAATACCTAAAATAGAATTCAACCAAATTGAACCTGATTTAAAGATATTCTTCCAATATCTTGTATTAGGAATGAGCCACTCTTTTTCTGTTTTGTAATGCTTAGCTACGCCGATTCCATATGCGACGATCCAAAATATTGCACCTGCTAGTAAAAATTTCAAATTATTCATGTTCCTTCCTTCCAGATTCGTAATCCTTTTTCTGTCCACAATGCAAAGCGCCAACCTTTAGCATCGCAGAATTTTTTGGTAGCTCTCCACTTGGCAATGTTTACCATGTAGCTACCACATTCTTTCATATATGTTTTTTCAGCTTTCTTGCCCCGTCTGGGAGCATGTGTTTGTGTTTCTGGTTTAATCTCTACCAGATATTTATTTGCTTTCCTGTTGTGGTCCAAGATCACAAAATCAAGATCCATAAAGTATCTGCAAATACACCCTTTGATTGGGTTCATATACTTTATAACAACTGATTCGGATCCCCAGGATTGCACAGCAGGGTTAGTATCCATTGAATAGAAGGCCCTCTGTTCGAGGGACGATCTACAAATTATCGGCCATTTGCCGGTGTACTTATCAGCACAAGACGGCTTGTACTCTTTAGGAGTGGGACCATACCTTTTCTTTTTTACCTTTTTCAATAGCCGTAAGCTCCTTTTTGAGCTTATCTTTGGCCTTGTCCTCAACACGTTTTACCTTCGGATATGGAATGTCAAGATCTTCTGAGATCTGTTTGTACTTATGACCTTCATACCAACGTCGATTGATTACTTCCTGTTCAAGAGGATCAAGACCTGCAATAAGTCTTGTCATAATCATAGAAATATCTGAGGCAGAAGTTTCATCAAAGGGTGTCTTTGCCGTATCATCTGCAATGATCTCATTGAGATTATGCTCATCTTCATCTCCGCTGGAAGCCATATTGAAGCTTGTTACGGATTTGATACCTAGGTTTTTGACGTTGTAAATCGTTGTCTTTGAAAAGGTTGTACCTTCGGCAATTTCATCGATCGTTGGATCACGACCTTCCTTCTCTTTGAATTCTTGGATGAAGTTGTTGATTTTGTACGTCTTCCAGATATGCATGGTATTTCGAGTAATCGCATGACGATTCTCATTTGACATATCTTTAATGACAGCTCGGATCCAAGTCGACATATAAGAAGTGATTTTGGATTCATCAGGCTTCCAACGGTTTGCGGCTTCAGTAGCAGCATAAAGCATACCTTCAATGACCTCATCATCAGAGAGTCCTGGATATGTTGCAGCACACTTTTTGGCTTGTGTATAAGCAAATCGGAGGTTATGAAGAATTACCCTTTCGGTAGAAACTGTTTTGAGTTCTTCATGAGGAAGAGGTGGGTGTTCGTCCATAATTTTGAAAATCATATCGTTCATATTGTATGTTCCTTTGTTACTGTTCTTATCTGTTCGTATTGAATTCTGAAATAGTTATATCACGAATTCGTTTATTTGTAAATGAATTAATCTATTTATTTGCTAAAAGGTATTGGTCTACTATATCTGAGGTACTTACTTCGATCATTGTTGTTGCTCCATCGTCGCCTTCCGCTAGTGCTGCAGGCCCGCCTGTCTCGCCTGCTTTCTTACTGCTAGCTCTGAGCTGTTCTTTATATGCTAGTTCTTTCATTTTGAGTTCGTGTTTTTTTTCTTCTAGTTCTAATCTGTTTCTTTGTGCTTGGTCAACTTTGTAAAGTGAAGCGATATTGTTTATTGCTCCAGAAAGAGAATTCATAAGAGCCGCAAACGAGTTGACGCTCTCTGAGTCAGGCATGTTGTTGCAGTAAATGGTCATCGTATCGAGGACAGTAGCACCTTTTTCAAGGAAGCCCTCTAGTGCGAGCGTTACGCCTTCAGGAGAAGGCACACCATTCATTTGAGCAACTTGCATTTCTTTAACTGTATGATCGATACTCTTTGTTGATGATAAGAAATCTCCGAGATCACTATCAAGGAATTCATTCAGTGCTTCGTTGCTGATGTTAATGTCTTTTGCCATTATAAAGTAATTGTTTTATCTGAAATCTTTCTAAGGCTAGGAACTGGAAGAGACCCAAGTTTCATCTTAGTCAAGACCTTAAGCATATCTTTTAGAGTGGTCTTCGTTTCAGAGCTTTTAGAGTTGACAAGAACAGTATTCAATAGCTTACGAAGTCCGAATATAGAAACCTCTGCTTCACAAATAACCTGCTCTTGTAGAACATCTGAAAGTTCTTCATATAATTTTAGAAATTGTTCTTGAATCTTATTCATCAAATGACTCCACTCTTGTAAAATCGTAATCCATATATTGTAGACTGAATCCGTGATCAAGACCAGTACCACCTGCAGAATCATATACCATATCGAGTTCACCGAACTCTTTGAGCCAACAGTTGTTGAAGACCCATTTAATTTTTGGGTTGTTGAACTCATCTAGCAAATACACCTTAATGGTTACCATATCTCCATTGATGTATTCATTGTAGTCTGAGTGCTCAAGCTTCTTATTGTTTGAGATTCTATCGAACCATTTGAACAAGAACTCATATTGCAACCATTCAGAATCAGGCTTGTACCTGAATGTAACAATCTTATCAGTTTCAACTACACCGCTAGGAACAGGAAACAATTCACCGAAGTGAGAAATTTCAGCACCAGCCATAATGAGACCGGCGAAGTTGAATGAAGTAAGGTTGAAAGCAATATCATCTCCATTCTCTGGATCAATTACACTGTAAGGGATAACAGAGATCCAACAGTTCGATGTTGCTGTGTTCAGATTGATGGTTTCTTTACTCATAGAGTTATTTATTACCAATCTTCAGTGAATCCCATCTCTTCACCATCTCCAAACATAGAATCATTATCCTCTAAGAATCCAAGTCCATCATCAAGAGAAAATTCAACCTCTGATTCCTCTTTTATTACTTCACGACGGTTTTTAGCTCCAGCCATCTTGTCGTAAATGTCATCAATTGCATATTCATCTTCATCTTCTGTTACACTCTCATTGTAATACTCATCATGCATGACTCCATCAGCACGAATAATACGAGGAACAGGGATTCCTGTCATAGTTTTAGTTGAGCTCTCTACAACGAAGTTGTATTCAGCAACAGTAGGTTCGATAAGCCAGAGTGCCCATATAAGTGCTAACATATAGTCATCGTGCTTTCCTTCAACTGCCTGGTAAATTGAACGAGTTGAGTTGGCCTTTTTCTCAAAGTACTCAATTTCAAACAGAATATTCTTATCATTGAACTCAATATCAAAGAGTTCGTAGTTTTCTAGGATGAATTTAGCCCAAAGACATGCATCTACTTTGATTTTATTGTGAGAGAATATTCCAGGATCCACCATTGCCTCATTTTTACCCTTCCAGCAAAGGACGTTCTCCATTTCGTATACATTCCAAATAGTATCCATAGTAGATCTACCAATACCATTTCGTTCTCCAGCAATCAAAGCATTATTGTACTTCTTAGCGAGCTTCGCTAGGATGTAGGAGAAATCTGTAGGAGAAATTGTGTTGTTTGCAAATGAAGCACATACCTTAATACTAGCAGTATCTGTGATGTCCATAACAAGAGCAGTTGAAAAGTCTCCACCTACGCCTTCTGCTATGTCACAGCCAATGATGTATGTTCGATCCTTCGTAGGCTTATGCCATACAAGAGCTTCCTGTTTGAGATGATCCAAGGAAGTTGTTGCCATATTCTTGAGCAAACTTACGAAGATCACCATTGAATTCTGCAATCTTCTTACGCTTCCAATCTTCATCACGTCCAGGAACATCCTGCCAGTCAATTCTGAAGTGGTGCCATCCATCTTCTCCAAGGTTATACAAAGCCTTATTGTAAGTTTCAGCATACCAATTACCTGTGCCATTAGGGGTCGATACGACGATGATCTTTGAATCAGGACGAGAAGATACAATAGGCAATACGGATTGAATGAATTCATCCATGATACCATTCTGTACAAAAGCTGCTTCGTCAATAATCAAGATTTCGCCTGACTTACCACGTGCGGAGCTCGCAGAAGTAGCTGAGATTTCGATTCGTGAACCATTCTCAAATTTGATTCGGCTCTTGTTCCACTCTTCACACCCTTGCTTTAACCAAGAAGGTAGGAGTTCGTAAGCCAATTGGATACGTTCCATAAGTTCCTTAGCAGTAGCAAATTTGTTAGCACAAATAAGAACTCCTTTGTCTTTGTTGAACATTCCATACCAAAGAGCAAAAATTGTGTAAACGGTAGACTTGCCTGCCTGTCGTGCAGCGAGAACGATTGTGTTCTGATTCGATGCGATCTGACGAAGAAGTGCTTTCTGCTTTGGATAAAGCTTAATGATCTCCTTACCTTTGTATGATACGATGGTGAAATAGTTTTCTGCAAAGTAGACAATGTCTTCCATGCATTTGATGATCTCAGACACAATGTGCTTAGCTTCATCTTGGGTAGTGTATACTTTTTGTCCGGCTGCTTTGACTGATTTGTTGCCTCGCAGTCCTCCAAAAGCATCATCTTCTATAGTTATCGTTTTCATAGTACTTATTTACAGAAAAAGGAGCTAATTTAGCTCCCTTTCTGGTTTATGTAGATTGTGCAACTTAATATGACCTACATAAGGTGACTGTTAAAGTTTATTTATACAGAAAGACGATAAATAAGACTATAATCGTGCGACCCTAAGATTGGGTAGCAATTTTAACAGGAGAATTATTATGTCATTAAGAACTATCCAGAGCCCTGATGTTGAAATCAAAGAAAAGGATTTCTCACAAACTGGTGCAACTATTGCTGGAGACAACTTCGTTATCTCTGGTTTCTTCGCCAAAGGTCCTGACCTCGAGCCAACACAATTGACTAGCATCAGCGAACTCAATACAATCTTCGGCAAGCCAACGAACGAAGCTGAAAAATATTCATACGAAGCAGTAAATCAAGCACTCACAAATGGTGCTGGTGCTCTCGTGTGCAAGATCCCATATGAAAATGATATGGCTGGAAATTACAAAGTCGTAGGACTTAGTGTTGAAGATTCAACCGTAGTTGCATCTGGTACACTCTTTAATTTAGGAGTTGAAGCAGTTCTTCCTATTGCTATTGATGAAGGTACTATTACTGTAACTCAGTATGATGCAATTCTAGCAGGTGAAGCCTTCAGTGATGTATTCACTTCAGGTGAAACCACAAAGTTTGCAGACGATGATTTCGTTATCGTTGGAGATTCGAAAGATGTTATGGACCAGGATGATAAGTCCGGTATCTTTATTACTGTAACTGACTTCGTTGAAGGACTTAATGTTCAAGATTATCTTGAAGCTGATCCAACTCTTGATGGTATTACATTTACCGGAACAGATTTCAACTTCACTGATGATGATATGATCAAAGCAACATCAGCTGTCCTTTCTAAATCTTCAATCTCTGAAGATGTTATGCTTCAGTTCCCTGCTATCTCTACTGATTCGGATGGATTGCTTACTGATGAAAGAAGAGATTATCTTACAGTTATTGTTGGTAAGACTTATGTCGATTCTGAAAATGAAGGAAAGATCGGAGTTAGCATTCTTGAAGCATTTGCTGGATCACTTGATAAGGATTCAATTAGCCAGATTACTGGTGCAAGTGATTATCTAGTAAACAATGTGAACAAAGGATCATCTTACATTACGATGACCCGTAATACAAATGCTGCTCATGTCGTTACTGCACCTTCTGCAACTGAATGTTATCAGAAAGAAGTTTCACTTACTGTAGTTCCAACTGTATCATTCTTTGCTGATACTGCTAATGCTGGAGCTAGTTCAGAAATTGAAAAGGATATCATCCTTAGTACGATTACAAGCAGCCTTGATACAATTTACAGCAAGCTTGCTAACTACTCTGAATATGTATTCCGATACATTGTTGATGCTGGTATCTCTACAATCGCTATGCATGCAGATGCTACGATCGTTACGCCAGGAGCTCACGGATACAATCCATCTACTGATTACATCGAAATCACTGGAACTAGTGATGTAGAAGCTTGGAAGTCGATTGTTTCATCTATGATCGAATTCTGTGAAAGAACTTACAAGTTCTCTATGGCTTTGGTTGATGTTCCTCGTGACCTTGCTATCAGCGGTGATCTTAAGATTCTTCGTAAGACTAATCCTACTGCATCATTTACGACTGCAATTGCTTCAAAGCTCAAGTATCTAGGTGGAGTCAACTCTACTTATGGTATGGTTTATTCAGATTGGTCTAAGCGAATTGATTCAGTTTCTGGTACTTCGTACTGGTGCCCAGAATCAATTGAAGCTGTTACAGCTCACGCTTACACTCACTTGGTTGCAGACATCTTCGATGCTCCAGCCGGACTACAAAGAGGAGTGATGCAAGGTGTTATTGATATTGCATTCAATCCTTCAGAAAAGGAAGCTTCTAAGCTTTATACAAAAGGATTCAACTACGCCAAGCGTCGCCCAAGCGGTGCATACACGGTTGAAGGTCAAAAGATGTGGACAGTAAACGAAAGTGCTCTTAATCGTGCAAATGTTCGTTATATGTTCATTGTTCTCGAACGTTACGCTTACGATTCTTCTCAGAAGTTCGTTTATCAGCCTAATAATCAGTTCACCAGAACTCAGTTCAAAGACATCCTCGAAGCACCACTCAAGAGATTGAAAAACGTTGAAGGTGTTTATGACTATGCAGTTGTTTGTGACAGCACAAACAATGATGATGATGTTATTGCAGCTAATGAGTTGAGAGCCATCATTGGTATCTCGCCTACTCGTACGGCAGAGTACATTATTGTTACCTTCGCGGCAGTTCCTCTTGGAGCAGATATCGAAGAGTACGTTAAGTATTCTTAAGATTTACCACTGCGTAAAATAATGGAAGAAGGCCAGGTGAATCCTGGCCTTCTTTTTCTATAAATAAAAATAACAAAGGAATAATTATGGACCCAATTAACGAAGCATATCAAGAAGCAATCACGGAAGCTAAAGGAACACCTCTTTACACAATCGAAATTGAAGATACTATGGGCAATACATTTTTTGTAACTGCTGGAGCATATCCAAACAAATCAATGTATTACATTATGCGTCTTAATGGTAAAGGTGTCTCACATGACTTAAGAAATATCAGACTTAAGAAATCACCACCTAGCAGAATGTCTTCACCTGCACAATTAGAAAAAGAATTGAAGGCCGCTTTTAGTAGTAGCAAAATTGCTAAAATGGTTAATTTTTACCCTTACGACAAATTTGCATAATGCAAAAGATAACGTTAAACTATCATGATGAAAGGATTTTAGCTGAAGCTGAAGTTACAGATATGGAGAAGATTCTTGAGAAGGAATCGATATTCGAATCTCAAGAAGAGAATGATCAATACGCTCCGGTTATTATTACATCCTTTACTTTCGAAGATGGCTTGATTCCTAAGCGTGACGGATCGCTAGGCTCGCCTGTACAGTTCGAAAAAGCATTTGGTAAGAATGAACGAGTAATGACTACCAAAAACATAAACGGATACAATGTGTTTATTGCTACCGTAAGAGAAGATCTATACCCGCTCGGCTACATCATTA